ACTATTGCATCGTTTTTTATTATCATTCATACTCATGCTGCCAGCAAGATATAACATACATATCATGACGCCTACATAGCTACTCATCTTTCACCTCTTCTAAAAGCTTCTTCAAATCCAAACCCGCACAGTCAATCTTCCTTTTGGTAAGATGATAGTGACTAACAAAACCAGTAAAGTCTCCGTATACCACATTTTGTTCATACGTAGTGGAAGTTTTGCCAGACTGATTTTCCGGTGTTTCATAAGGAATGCCGGTCGTAGCGTGAATAGCCTCCCATAAAGCCTTTAAAGCTTCCAATTGTTTGGGATAAAAGCCCAGAAAGGGGTCTAGCTTGCTTCCGTGAACCCACGCGTCCTCTACTACCGGACGCTTTCCGAAGCCCCTCTCAACGTAAGTATTTTGATATTTAGGATAATATGCATTTGTTATCTCAACCCCCAACGAGGCGCGATTAGTGCGCGAACTGCCGGCATGCCACGCCGCATGTTGTATGTCTAAAGTTTGATATATCGTCCCATCGTTATCAATTAGAAAGTGAACAGAGATGCCGCGCTTATCTAATACGGTGGCGCACATATGTGAAGACAAGCACACATCCCAATGATTAACAAAGTAACGAATCTTGCGCGATGATCGGCCAGCATAACTATAATAGGTTCCGGGTCGTGCTGCTATGCCACCATCGTCCGTCCACAAAACTACCTTATCCCATGCAATAGGGACGAGTTCTCCGTTGTTTACAATATGATTTGAATAAAAAGGTTGACCTGTTGCGTTTTCGGCTAACTCCGCTTGCCTTTCGGTCCATAGGCGCCGAAACGTCATAGGGCCACACAAACCATCAGCAGTAAGTTGGCGAAAACGCTGCCATTTCTTAATGGCTCTCACAAGTTTTTCATCAAAATACTTTTCTCCAAACCAACTCGGATCCCATCCTAATTTAGCCGCAGATGCTTGATTGTAAAAACTTTTGTCCATACATTAAATAGTTTTTAACTTAGAATCCCTATTACATAATTCTCCAATATAATGTAAAGAGGGCGCCCCTCGATTGTTATTTTTTCAGTCATCGACCGATCAATTAAGATCGTGGAGGTTGCGGATAGTTGTGCCGCAAACTTCACATCCTCAGCCCACCCTATCACTTTGGCACTTATGTAACGCTCTTCATTTGGCTTAAAATCCTCTGGTAAAACAATACCACTTGCTGTTTCTGGGGTCGGAGGTTCTATAATTTCAATAATAATATAACGATTAACTGGTGTCACTTGTTCTCCTAGATTGTGCAGGTGTCGTTGGTGCAAAATTTTGTTCCGGAACCGCCCTCGGTATTTTTAACACGTTGAAGTGGAACAATCTTCTTCATAACCTTTTCATATTCTTTCTTTGTAATAGCTTCATAGGGAGCTTGTTTGTAGCCCGTTTTTTCATATTTCAAAAACGAAACTGCCTTCAAGCGAGTTTCATACATCTCTAGCGCATTTTTAATTTGGGGCGCTTCGTCTGGTTGGAAAGTTACAGTCACAGACACCGAGTTGTCAGCCCAGTAGTGTTGATATTGAGCAGCAATCTCCAGTTGTTCCCAGATGCTCACCTCGCACTTGCCCTTCATAAAATAAGGCTCATGGACCGGAAATTCTACGACCAAAGTGTTGGGAGAATATTCATCCTTCTCTACATGATAACCAGATTCTTTAAGAGCATCAATCATGGACGAGTCTTGAGAGAAACGAATACGACGGATATAATACTCACTCTCGGGAAAGTGAATCCCCGGAGTAGAACCATTTAAAAGAGAGACTGTTCCCGAAGGCTTGATAGAGGTGGTGCGCACTGACCTAGGTATACACAGCCAATTAGAAAACTCCGCATCTAGCTGACTTACAAAGTCGTAAGCTTTATCGCACCACTCGTATACGGTGCGGCGCCCAAACTTATTAAATGCTTGAACCACCCCAGATTGAGAGAGCCCTATACGCCGGTTCTTCAACATTTTAGCATTAGTTTCTGGCCAGTGCGTGCTAGATAGAGTGATGGTCTTTCCATATAAATAGGCGATCTTAAGAGTCCTTAAATAATCTTCGAGATCCTCATGCTTTGCGGGAAATGTTTCCACCAAGCAACATAGTTCTGCATCTTCAAGTTGCTGTTCAACGCAAGGGTTAAAGCCCATTACATGTAAATCGTCATCGCGGGGCGCATCTTTAAAGCGGCCGCGCGTACGAGCGTTTTCAAGCCATATGGTGCCAGGTTCTCCATTCTGTTGGCATTGGTTAGCGGCCCACGTATAGTCCATGCCCACTTGAGCTACCATTGAGTTATTCGATCCCCATCGGTGATGATAAAGCTTCTCTTGATCGTTCTTCATTTGAAGGTAGTGCATGTCAGTGTGACTCCCCATAGCGAGGGCCGCGGAGCGGCGCACGTTACCTGCCACAACGCATCTACCAATGAGGTTTTCAGTGTCCACGATGTCAACTGAAGTGATGTCCTCGCCAATCTTCTTGGAAAACAACTCCGTCAAATCATCATGAAGTTCCTTTAATGGTTTATAGCCACTAGAAGTGCCACCAAAACCATGAATGAGAGCGCCTTCTTCACGAATGGCGGAATAGTCAAATTTTGGTACGTTATCGCCGAAGAAAAAACCATCTAAAAGCATATGTACCGAATTGACCCACCCCTCTCTGGAGTCGTCAATAATATGTACATCATTAGTATAATGGGGCTCCTTAAGAGTAATAGAACCCTCACCTTCTGTGTCGAAGCCGACCCCAACGCCCACCATCAATGCATCCATCATCCAAGCAAAGAGATAGCCGCCCTTGGTGGCCAAGTCCCGAGTGGATCGAAAGGCACAATTAAAAAGACCTGCGGCAGTGCGCTCCTCAACAAACTTTGTACCCATCATCCAGAGGCCGCGGCCCGGAGGTGTCCATTTAAGATTGAAGAGTCGGTCGTAGGCATCTTTAGCGGTGCGCTGCGCCTTGGCGTCATTCCACTCAAGTCCCAACAACACCACATGCTCCTTCTGCATGTTGAACATTCCTTCCACCACACGGCGGCATGTCTGCCACCACTCTTCCGAGCCTTCTGCTCCTTCTTCGAACTCGCTCAAACGTCGAGCATATGTACGCTTAAATGTGACATATCCTAGAGGACCCCATGGAACCTCCGCTTCCTTGTATGGTTCAATAAATGTATCTGATAGGCGAAAGCGCCTAATGTTTTCTAAAGTCCTCATGGTTTAAGTGCTCCTTTTTTCCTAAACTTTTCATATCTTTTCTGTAATAAATCTTTTTGGGCAGACGCACTAAGAGGCAATGGATTTGCCTGGATTTGTGCGGATGCTTGCGGGCCCGGCGCTTTTGGCAAGATCTTGATGTTAACATTAGAAGTGTCCATAAAAACATTATATATTATTCCATCGGGCCCATTTCTATTTTTAGCGATATACATCTTGCCTTCATTTTTTTGCTTATCCTCAATCGTTCGCGACACTGAAAAGATGAAGTCGGCGACAAAGCACTTGTTAAATGCTTCGGAAATTTGTTCCATTGTAATAACTTCTGCATTAAGACCAGAGCGATTGGTCTGGGATGCCGTCCATATAGGGCATTGAAATTCCGTCGATATGGCTCTTAGTTCCTCATAAATAGATTCGAGTTCACTCCTCTTCTCTTTGCGCACAGTAACCGGTCTTAAAAGATCGGCATAATCTACAATCACTAGCCCCGGTTTAATACCACGCTTTGCTAACCGCGAAAGATGTGCTTGAATAGTATTAGTGGACGCCGACTTGGTAGGATATTCTTTAATGATTAGTTTACCATCAATATCATTTATTTGTTCATAAATTTCTTCTTTAAAAGTTATTATATCAGACAAAGGATAACCCGTGATGCAACTATCATAGCGACTTGCAATGACTGTGTCTTGCAATTCAAGAGTATATTGGATAACTGTTTTCCCCTCTTTCAATGCTTGTGCTCCTAAATGAACCAGAACCATAGATTTGCCCGCCCCAGTGGGGGCAATGACAACCCCTAGTTCGCCTTTTCCTAAACCTCCTCCACAAATCACATCAATTGCACTCCAGCCGGTAGTAACAGGATTGCGGTGCTTCGGTTGAAAACGCGCCTCAAAATCAACCATGTAATCATAACCAAAATTATTATCTGAGCCTAGTTTTAATGCGTCGTTAATGACAGTTGAGATCTCATCAAAAGAACAATTTTGCAAAAGGTTAACAGACTTAAGCATTGCTTCTTTAAGATTTTGCTTTTTGCAGAAATCTAGTGATTGCTCCTTGATGTAACCCACATCTGTTACTTCCTTCTGGTGCATTCTCGCAAAATATTCACGGACTTGCTTCTGTACCACTTCATCCTCGTCTTGAAGATCTGTGCGTAAGATAGCAATGACAGCATCAATAGATGGGTGTTTTTGATACTTAAGTCTAAAATCAATGATTTTTTGAACGAACACTCTTAAGTATTCTAGCTCTAAAAAGTTAATATCCAAGACTTCGGTGATCTGATCAGCGAACGGTCTATCCTCGAAAATTAATTGAACTAGCCCCTCTTGGAAGGCTTTTCCATACCTTCCAAAATTAACGCTCTCTGTCAGCATAATAGCCCTCTTGTTGGCGTGTTAATAACTATCACAACTCTCTTTGTAAAGTCAATATTATTTTGAAAATTAAGTATTGTCGTTGCCAACACATTCCCTACTAATTTTGTTTAAGTGTACTTTAAGATCATCCCAATTTAATTCACCTAAGCCGTCTCTCTTCATCATTCCAATTATTTCAGTTTTATTGAAATCACATTCAAAGTTTTCTACAGCATACTTGACATGGTCCTTTGACTGAACTGAAAGTTGAGGCGAATAAAGTTGCATCATTTTGTAGTTCTTTTCGATGAGCGCTTTATCCTCTACTACCTTCTTAAAAAAGCTGAGATTGCTGGGAACATTTTCGCAGTACTCAATTATCTCGTCAATATTATAATACCTTTCCTCGGCTAAAAAGTCAAGACGTTTCTTAACAGTCGCAAAACCAGCCCCCTTAATGC